TTACAAAAGTTAGTGGTAAGTTTGGTCTTGCTAAGAGTCTTACAGTTGGGCTTGCTGGAGACTTTGCTGAATTAGGTATTCAGAGTGAAGAGAGTCTTGCAAAGATTACTGAGTTAACGGCTGCTACTGAAAAACTTGGCGACATGGACATTGGAGCTGCTAAAGACCTTGTTCAGAGCCTTTACTTCCAAGCGCAAAGATCAATGCAGCAATCTGGTCAAGCCAGAAATATGACTTTCCAAGAAAGAGAAATTGCTGCAATTGGTGCAGCAACTTCTCAATTAAATCTTTTCAACTCTGTTGAAAACGTAACTGCGTTAGCTGCTGCTGGTTCTTCATTCGGTTTGTCAATGACTGAACTTGCAGGAATGCTTGCACCAATGAAAGCTGCTGGTTTTGATGTAGGTGCATCTGCTAACTCTATCAAGGTATCACTCCAGAGATTAGTTGCACCTACAAAACAAAACTCTGACTTATTCAAAGAGTTGTCAAATCAATACAATGTTAACTTTACTGCAATTAAAGGTACAGGTCTTGATGCTATTCAGTCTCTTGTTGATGGCTTTAATGAATTAAAGAATAGTGCTGCTGGACAAGAAGGCGCAATGGAATTCTTTGCAAAAGTCTTTGGCGTTCGTCAAGGTCCAAGAATGGAAGTTGCAATTGCTCAGATGGCTGATTTTGATGAAATTCTTAAATCAACATCTGGGAATATGGAATCTGCAGAGAAGAGACTGCAAGGATTTGCAAACCAAGCAATTAGTTCTGCAAATGTTACAAAGAATGTAAACCTTCCTGTCATCCAGAGTTATAAAGATATCGGAATCATTGCAAGAATTGCTACTACTCAAATGAAAGAGGGCGAAACCAGAATGATTGATGGTTTCGGCAGAGTGACAATGGAGCAAGTAAAGGCTGCTAGAGAAGTAAGACAAGCAGTTACAGATGAAATTGTAAAAGCCCAAAGAGAGGGTGGTGAGGATTTAATTGGTCAAGTTGGAACAGAAGCTGGTAGAGCTATGTTCATTGAACTCGCAGGTGCAGCAAATGCTGCTGAAATTGCTCAACGAGAATTAGATGTTGCATTAGGCTCTCTTGATACACAACTCTCAATTCTTAAAAATAACTTTAAATCTTTTGCTGCCGATCTTATCTCAAGTGTAAGACCTGCAATAGAAAAACTAACAGATATATCAAATAAATTAATTGGTGCATGGTCTAGTCTTGATGACAGAACTAAAAAACTAATATCAAGCGTTACTCTGCTCTTTGCTGGGGCTGCTGCTTCAATTGGACCGCTCATCTTTGTGTTTGGTCAGTTTAGACTTGCAATGGGAAGCGTTGCAAAAGTTCTTTTCTCATTCCTGCCCGGTCTTAAAACAATGTCTATTGACGCAGTTGCTGGTGCTGACGCAATGCTTAGACTTACAAAACCACTGGATGTTATGGGTGATACTGTTGTCAATACAAATAATAAATTTGCAACATTTATTGCGACATTAGCAAGCGGTGATGGCCCAGTAGGTAGGCTTGCAAATAAAATTGGAATAATGACTGGCGCTTTGCAGAAGCAAAATACTGCATCAATGGTATTGACCAGAAGTGTTAATGCTCAAAAGGAAGCAAAGATTGCTTTAATGGAAGTAGAGGGTACAGCAGCGTTTTTTGGGTCTGCGACCCCTGGCCCAATAAAAGGTTTTAAGGGTTTAAGTGCTGCTCCTTTAAGCGGTCTTGGAGCACCCGGAGCACTAACCGGCCCAAGACCAGGCCCTCTTGGAGCAACTGCAGCAAGTATTGTTGCAAGATTTGGAAGCGATAAGCCATTGAGAGGAGCAACTGGTCCTGCTGGTTCAGCAGCCAGTGTTCAAAATTTTAATAAAGCAGTTAGAGAAGAAACTTTTAGACTCTTAGAAGAGGCTGGCTTCACTAAGAAGAATATCGGAGACATGCTAAGAACTCCAACCTCATTGACAAGAACAATTGTTGGACCTGCAAGCGATCAAGCAAGGCAGAATGTTCAGGATGCAATGGGTGAAATTGCAGCAGTTACTAAGGGGCAAAGAAGATTTGATTTGGGTGCTGGATTGCGCCAAAGATTCCTTGATAGAGAGCAAGCTTCTATCTTAGCAGGCAAGAGTGAAGCAGAAGCAAAAAAGATTTTAAATGCTCAGCAGGTTGCCAGACAAGAAGCAAAAGGCATTACAACCCAGCTTGGCGGTCGTGGAACTGGTTCTCTTATAAAGGAAAGATTCTTTAAGGGAACAAAAATTGATGATGACACATTTGACACAATTATGGGTGGTGGAATTAAAGGTCGTCTTGCTTCAAGCAAATTAAATTTAGGAATTTTTAAATCAAAACTTCCAGACTTGGCAGATAAGGGTGCTAGCAAGTTCTTAGGCGGTAAGCAAACACTTGGCGCTATCAAAGGTATCGGAACATTTGGTAAAGACCTATTCACTCAGCCAACAAAAGCTCTTAATGATTTCGTTGGTCTTTTTAAGAGTGGATTCTCAAATATAACTGGGGTCTTTGGAAAGATTGGTCCAATGTTTGCAAAGATTGGTGGTTACATTAAGAACCCAATTTCTTTGTTTATGAAGTTTAAGTCAATAATCATTGGTCTTGGACCTGCAATTATGACTGCTGTAAGTTCGTTTGGTGCTATAACAGGAATTGGATTGATTATTGGTGCAATTGTTGCTATTGTCATAGTTCTTGTTAAAAACTGGGATGCATTTGTTGCTGCCATCCAACCCGGTATTGAAGCATTAAAGGATACTTTTGACATTCTAAAAGAAGCAGTAATGGGTCTTGTTCAGCCATTTATTGATTTCTTCAGTTCCATTGGTGGAGAGGGTGAGGGAGCTAACGCTATTGTAGCAACAATTGCTACAACATTTAACATTCTTGCAGATGTTATCAAAGTTCTTGCAATTGCTCTTAAGTTTGTCTTTGTTGAGATATTTGGAAGAATTATTAAGGTTGCACTAAGTTCACTTTTAGCGATGCTTAAAGGCATTGGCAACTTTATCATGGGACTTTGGAATCTTATTAAAGGTATCTTTACCTTTAACTGGAGTTCTATTGTTGATGGATTTAAGAAGATTGGCAAGGGTATTGCTCAGGTAGCCATCGGTTTGATGGGCCCATTTGCTGACTTCTTTGTTTTTGTGCTTAAGGGTGTCAAGATGATTTTTGACCAACTTGCGAAACTCCCAGGTTGGCTGGGTGGTGGAGTCTTTAAGAAAGCAAGTCAAGGGATTGGTGCTGCAATCAGCTTTGTTGAAGATACAAGAAAGTTAAAAAAGGGTAGCGGAAAAGACGGAAAAGATGCTCCTGAAGTTGATACAGACCCTATGCAAGAGCAGATTGCCAACGCAACTGGTGAAGGTCTTAAAGAAGGTGCCGATGAAGGCGCTAAGGAACTTGCAAAGAGGGCAAAGCAGGCATTAAAAGAACTTAAGAGAGAAGTTCAAGAAGAGATTGCAAGCCGTATCAAGGATGCAATGAATGATGTTGTTGACAGAATTAAAGAGACATTAAAAGATCAAAAAGCAGCAGCTCTTGGAATCTACGATGCACAGATAAAGAAGATTGAAGATGTTGGTAAAGCTGAAGAAAGGCTTACCAAGGAACAAGAATATCAGAATAAGTTAAGAGAGGCTGAAGACCAAAGAGCATTAAACAGCCTTAATAACAGACGCAGCTATGCAATGGCTGTATATGCCGGTCAGATTGATGAGGCTCGTACTATTGCTGATGAAGGTGCAAGACAAGAGGCTGAAGATACAAAGAAGATTGGTGAGATTAATCAAGACCGAACACAAGAGTTAGCAGAGCAAAATAGAAAAGATATGATTGATTCAATCAAGGATGCAAAAGAAGCTGCATCTAAGTACTTTGATGAGATGATTGAGTCTTTTACAAATGCTGCTAAGAAGATTACTGAGTTCCCTCCAACGACTGCTGAAGAATTCAACACAATGCTTAACAACCTTGTTAACGGCGGTGATGGTTTTATTGGCGCAATTGGTATCGCTAATTCAATTGGCTCAAAGTTCTCAGAATCATTTGGTGGTGCATTAGCAAATCTCGGTACTGACACTCAAGGTCCACTGTCATCCGCTCTTGAGGCTATTGGAAAGGTTTTAACAGACAATAACCCATTTGGACCAACAGGTGTTTGGAATACAACAATTGATAAGACAATCGATGCTTTAACAAGAAAGTATAGCGGTCTTACAAATACTCTTACAACAATTATCAATACAAAGTCAACAGCTTTCCAAAATCTGCTTGATATCTATAAGAGATACCAGAACTTAGTAAACCCTGCTGACACTGGCGGTTCTGGAACTGGCAGTGGTGGAGGTACCAACACAAATGGTGGCTATGGTAAGGCGTTTAATAATGACGGTGTAAAGGTTGGAAATAAAGTTGCAATTGCTGCTGCTAATGCTGACCTTGCAAAGATTAAAGCATACTCTGATAAGTATCTCAACGATAAGTACGGCAATACCGCAGAAGGCAAAAAGCTTATTGCATCTATTAAGGGAAGTGTTGGTGCAATCGCTTCCTCATCTGTCCTCTTAGGTGGTCACGATGAGGGTATGAAAGACTACATGCCTGTTGTTGCTGCAAGCAAATATAGAGATCAGATTACAACCAACTCTGAATTGGTATACGCCTATATTATGAATAACAGAGCATTGTTCCTCAAAGGTGCGGGCGCTCAGGGAAGAACAGATGAAAGCGGAAGAAGCGGATTCTTTAAGGGCGGTATGTTGCCATACGGAAAGGGCGGTGCAACACAAGGCCCAGTACAGCAAGGCATTCCAGCACTTCTTCACGGTGGTGAATATGTCGTAAGAAACTCAGCCGTTAAGAGATATGGCTGGGGAATGATGGACCAAATTAACAGAGGTACATATAAGCCAAAACCATATGCAAATGGTGGAATGGTTGCTGGCAGAAGTGTTATGGATCAATTGGAAGCTCCTGGTCTTAATATGGGGACAGATGCTAATTTTAATACATCAAAAGATGCAATTAGAAAGCAATATCGTGACTTTTATAAGTCTCTTACTCCAGAAATAGGTTCAAGAGCAAAAGCACTTTATGAATGGCAAGTCTCAATGGGTGGTCTTAACTACAACTTTATGAGAGAGATTTGGAGAAAAGAGTCTAAGAACTGGCAGAATAACCGTATGAAGAATGGCAAGCCAACTATTGGTAGCTATGCAGGTGGTGGTCTTGGAATTTCTTATGAGAACTGGAAGGCTTGGGGCGGTCAAGAATTCTCAGATTATCCATTTAATGCTTCTCCATATGAGCAGATGGCTGTGTACAACAGAATGGTTGCTCTTGGTTATTCTGGAAAATATGGAATAAAAGAAAAAGCAAAAAGTGCAGCAAGTGCTATTGGCGCATATGGTGGAAAGTTAAGCTCTTTCCACTTCGGAACTGAAAAGGCATATGCTGATTATTTGTATATGCAAAAAAATACTCCAAAGAAAAAACAAGTTATTATTTCAGAGAATACTGGTATTGGTTATACACTTACTGGGTCTGAAGGTGTAAGAAATCTTTATAAGATATCAGGCTTAAAATACGATACCGGTAAGCCTTACACAGATCCTAGAGAAAGTGTGTTTAGTCCTTTTGAATATTACAAGGGCGGTCTTGTAAAGAACAATAAAAAAGACGAGAAGAAGCCTGCATCTGCTGCTGATTTTAGAAAGGCTGATTACCTATCCGCTTTTGAAATGCAACGTATTGGACTAATGGCTCAAGAGCAAGCAAAAGAAAAAAAGAAAGGTCTTTTCGGAAAGATAAAATCAGCTATTGCGAAGCCTTTTGTTGCTGCTAAAAATTGGGCTAGCAACCAATTGATGAGTAATATGTATGGTTCAAAGACGGGCTCTGGAATGACAGGCTCCGCTACTCTTCTTAACAGAGCAACCAATTCTCAATATGAACAGGTTGTTCCTGGTATATCTGGACTAAACGCACCATTCACAAGAGCAGGTGCTGGGTACGCAAAAACTGCAACTGACTTTCTCCCAATTGCTGGCGCTTACTTCCCATTGGAAAAAACTTTTGACATTCGTAATGAAGGTCTTAGCGGGAAGGATAGAACCTTAGCCGGTCTTCAATCTGCTGCTTCATTGATTGGACCAACAACAATATTTGCACCTAATTATGGATATTCTCAAGCACCAAGTATTATGAAGCCTATAAAGAGTCTTCTTGCTGGAGTTAAGAATATACCATCAAGATTAAAAAATCTTAAAAATAAAATAAATTTAATAAAAAATACTGAAGAAGCAACTAATTTTTCATATCCAGGTGCTCTTGATATGGTCTTCAATCCATCTACAAAATCTTTTGAGTTGCCAACAGGGTTAAGGCCAAAAGTTACACCTGCAATTACAAAACCATCAACAGATTTGGAAATATTCAGAAAGCCAATCGTGCCAAAAACAGTTAAATATTCTGAATATGAACATCTTACAAAATGGGAGCATGAGCTTCATCAAAAATTTGCTGATATCTATGATATTGGTGGTACAAAAGTTGCTTTTGGCGTTGATAAACAGTTCAAAGCTGCTCACCCTCTTGTAAAGGCTCTCCCTAGAAACCCATATGCAATTGCTAATATCGATCCTACTTCTGCAAAAGGTGTACAACTTGCCAATGATTATGTGCATGCAATATTTGCAAATATTCAAGAAAAAGGTGCTGCAACTCAAGTTGATGCTTTGCTTTATGCAATGACTAAGGGAGATATGAAAGCTGGTCTTGAATTTAATAGACTTGCTGGCTTGGGAAGGAGATTAAAGCCAAAACAATCAAAGCCTAGTGAGTATATGTCTTATATGCAACAAAATTTCCCATATAGCATACAAGGATTAAAGAGAACTCGTATTGGAGAATTCAACCCTAAAGATCTTTATTTAGTGCATGAAACTGCACACAAACCACAATTTGATAAATTTGGTAATCTTATCTTGGGACCAACTTCAAACTTCCAGACATTTTTCCCAGATGTTCAAAGCATTAGCCAAAGAGTTAAATTACATATGGATAATTTTGCAGCTAGGGATTTGGACCCTATCCCTTATGCTCTTGAAGAAAGAAACATAAGGCAACAGATTATTCAGTACGCAAAAGATCAAGGTGACCAAATTATTGGCGATAAGATTATCGGAAAAGGTATGGATTATTATAGAGATACAATACACTTTGCTTTAAATCATTTAGTAGTTGGTCATGGTCAAAGACAAAGCCTTTCGGAAGGTTATGTTATAGTAGCTAATTTAATGGATACATTGAAAGCCAATCCTGGTTCTTTATCAAATCTATACGCAGTTGATTCATGGTTAACTCCTAAAGCTGGTAAAGGTCTAACAATTCCAACTGGCTCTTTTGATATTTTACCAACTGGTCAAGGAGCAGCAGATGAAGTTGCAAGACTTATTGATAAGAAAGTTTATCCTCGCGATATGTATCAATCTAGACCAGAAGGTTCACCAAGTGCTTCCATTCCGGGAGGCGTTCATGGAACAGAAAGCGTAGAATGGGCAACCTATATTAGAAGGCTTTCAAAAGCTCTCGGTGTTGGCTCCAGTGCTCATTTTGAGTCAGCGAGCCAAAGAGTATCTGCAATTAAAAATTATTCATTATTTGATAGTCTTCCTTCTGATTGGGAAGATCTTGCTCCTAATGAAATTGCAAGATTATTTTATAAACGAAATATTTTTACTGGTATATTGAATAAAGTAAAAAATCTAAAGCCTTCAATTATGGCTAATGGTGGATTGATACCTGGCTTTGCAAACGGTGGTGTTGTACCAGGCTCTGGTTCACAAGGGTTCCCTGCCATGCTTCATGGTGGAGAATATGTAGTTAACTCCTCAGCCGTTAAGAATATTGGCATTGCTGCTTTACAAGCAATGAATAACATGAGATTCAACACTCCAAAAGCTCCAACTTATGCTGGTCCAGTTAATGGTCAGTCTACCTCTACCTCAACAACCCATATTTATGTTGAGAACTTTATTGGCGAAAAGCAGTGGTTTGAGTCAATGATGAAGGACTATAATGTTACTGTTGCTCCGCAAAATCAAAAAGCAGCGGGATTGAATAACACAACAATCTCAACCTATAGCGGAATTAATAGAGGTCTATAATGGCACCAATTCAAAACCAGCAGACAGGTCTAATTCATTTATTGTCAATTAATGGATATGAGATTACAGAGCATAATCGTAAATTTAATTCATCTGTTGAACAGGCCGGTTCCGATGTTGAACTCTCCAGAGGAAAAGTTAGAAGATACATTAGAAAGAATAAAAGGACATTCTCTTTAGATTTCACATACCTTCCAAACAACACAGATAAGACAGTTGATGGGAGAAGGGGCAGAGATTATTTAGCCTCCATTGCGAATACAAGGGGGACAGTAACGGTTGCTATCAAGATGTCTCCAGCAGACGATCTTAAAACATATACTTGTTTTGTTAATTCATATACTGAAAAATTAGTAAGAAGAGATATATCATCCGCTTGTTCTTATTATGATGTATCAATTGAGTTAGGTGAACAATAATGGCTGATGAATATTACGAAATAGGTCCGAAAGTAAATGATATAGATTTCTATATCGGGGAATCAAGGGCTGAATCAACAGTACAAATAAATTCACAGGTAGAAGCCTCTGCTGGTCGTATTGCCAATGCTTCTTCATCTATTGCAATAGAGTCCTCTTTTAGTAGCGCATTTCTTAAAGAAATAATTGGGGTTGCATCTAATATTGAAATTAGTGTTGTACTGGAGACAACACCTTTAGAAATTTTAAATGTTCTTACAATTATTCATAGTCAATCGGACTTAACGGCATCAACTCAGAAAATTTCATTGGCTTCTGTTTCAATTGGTATTGAATCTTCATCATCTACCTCGTTGCAAAAAATAACTAGACTCACCTCAGATGCTCATATTATATCAAGTTCTACTATAAATGCTATGAAATTTGCTTTTGCATTGGCTTCATCTGGTGTTTCAATTACAACCGATTTCAATACTAAGTTCATTGGCTTAATTAAGGCGAATATTCCAATCGCATTAAAAAGCATTGTAAAGCCCCCTATTCGATTGTCGCCGTCATATATTGATGATACATCAATAAGAACATTATTTACTTTGGATGGAAAGCCTTTAACTAATCATAACAGAGTTTTTGATTCTTCAATTTCTCCATTATTTATTGAAACTAAAAATTGGAATAATAGAAGTAATCGATATTATAAAAGAGCAACAAGTTCCGGTAGAAGAACTTTTAATCTCTCTTGGACTATGTTGCCTAACTCATTAGAGGATACCGTTGATCTAAGACACGGCAGGGATTTTCTAAATTCAATAGCTGAAGACCCAGACTCTCATGTTTTAAAAGTGCTCAATCAAGACGAGAATGGCCTTACAGCCTATACTGAGACCTCATACACAGTCTTTGTTAGGTCATATTCAGAGACTCTCGTTAGAAGATACATTAATGAAGGTGTATACTTATATGATTGTAGTTTATCTTTGGAAGAGGTGTAATGTTAACAAAAAATACATATGGAGTAACTCTCTCAAATTATTTTAATAATGCTATCCAAGCTGAGGCTCAAAATGTTAAGCCAAAAATTACAATTGATCTTCTTGATAGCAGACATATAACATTAGAAAATGTATTAACTGCCAATGCCAATATTACAAATACAGATGCTCATACTGTAAAATC